TTACTGAAGCAGGTATTTTAAATGCAAACTCAGCAGGAACTATGCTCTGTAGAACAACATTCCCTGTAGTTAATAAAGCAGCAGGTGACAGCATCGCTATCACTTGGGTTATTACCGTAAGCTAAAAGAAAAAATTAAATGGCATCTTCAGCACTATTAAAATCTGGGTTGCACAACTCAATTGCGAAAGGTCTCTATAATGAGATTCAGAATCGCACAGCCAAATATTATTATTTTTTAGGGAAAACTCTTCAGTGGGCTCAAGAGTTGGAACCTCCATTCCCAGTTAATTCTCTTGATTATGATTTAAAAACACGCAATGAAATAATCACTATGAAAGAGATTCGTTCAACTGACGTAGCGTTTATTGTTGAAAGAAGAAATTGGGAGAGTGGTAGAATATATGATATGTATGACGATCATTATTCTGATGAATTAGATGGCATTAATTTAATTTCTGGTGGATATGGCTTCGCTGATCCACCAACAGTAACAATCACTGGAGGTGGTGGCTCAGGTGCTACTGCAACTGCTTATATTGCAAACGGTATTGTAATTGAGATAGAATTAACAAATCCAGGTCGTGGATACACTAGTACACCAACAGTAACTATTACAGGTGGCGGTGGAGAAGGTGTTGCTGCAACAGCAGTCCTTCCAATATCATATTCTGGTAAACAGGCTATGGAATATAACGTATACAAATGTTTAGATAACAATAATAATGCACAATCTACATATAAACCTGTTGGTACTACTGTTGATCCAGTAATTATGCCAGACGGATATATGTGGAAATATATGTATAGTATTCCTATTGCGCTACGTAATAAGTTTTTGACTGATACATATATGCCAGTTGTTACAGCATTAAGACCACAGTTTTATTCTAGTGGAGCAATACAAACAGTTAAAATTGAAAAACGTGGGCAAAATTATACTTATGCGAACATTTCTGTACAAGGTGACGGATCTAGAGAATTAGACCCATTGTTTATTATTGGAACTAACTTATCATCCAATGGATCTGGATACATAAATGCAACAGTAGAAATAGATCCACCTTTTGCTGCTACAACTTGGGCAGCAAATATTAATGTGTTACTTGGACAAAGATTTAGACATAACAACAACATCTATGAAGTTACACTTCCAGGGACTTTAGCGTCGCCTGCACCAACTCATGGATCTGGTATTATCTCCAACGGAACAGCTGCTTTAAAATATATTGGAACAACAGTAAGAGCTACAGCAACTGTTACGTCTGGTACAGTGACAGCAATTAATCTTATTGGCGCTGTCAGAGAAGTTGTAATGACAGATGGCGGATTAGGTTATACTTCTGCTCCATCAGTTTCATTTAGTGGTGGTGGCGGAAGTGGTGCTACTGGCTCTGTTATTATGATGGGAACATCTGTTCAAACCACAGTTATTACAAACTCTGGTGATGATTATACATCTACACCAACTGTTAGTTTTGGTACTGCATGGACAGCAGCAACATCATTAACATTACAGCAACAAGTTTATGTGGCTAACAGACTTTATACTGTTACTACCGCAGGAACTACAGGTAGTGTAGCTCCTACTCATACATCAGGATCTGCGTCAAGTGGAACTGCAACATTACAGTACGTTGGTCGCCCAGCATCAGGAACAGTTATTCTTAGATATGGAACTGGTTATTCAGTTCTACCGAACCTAACTATTAACTCAACTACTGGAACTGGCGCAACAGGATATCTTTCTGGTGTTAAATCAGAAGCTAAATTACTACCATTGTTAAGTAATGGTGAATTAGTTGGTATTCAGATTGATGATGGTGGTATCGGTTATACATATGCAAACTTAACTGTAGATGGCGATGGTGATAACGCAGAAATTTCTGCAGACCTTTCTCCAGGCGACGTTTCAACTTTACAAGCCAACACCGAATTGTTGACTATTGATGGACGTATTATGTCTATTAAAGTTATATCTGGTGGATTTGGTTATGCTGGAGCAACAATAACTATTGAAGGTGATGGTACTGGCGCAGCTGCAGAAGCTATTACAGAAAACGGTAAGATTAAAAAAATCCGTATGACTAATTATGGTCAAGGATATCGCTGGGCAAGAGTTACAATTACAGGTTCTGGTTTCGGTGCCACAGCAAGAGCAATTATGACTGACTTTGGCGGACATGGAAAAGACTCAATTAATGGTCTTTATACAAGATCGTTAATGTTCTATTCAAGTATCTCCAGAGATAAAAACCAAGGATTTGATGTGAATAACGATTTCCGTCAAATCGGCATTATCAAAAACCCAAGAAAGTATGCATCAACATATTCTTTAGATTCTACGTTAGCATCTGCGTGTTTCGTTGTTACTGGAACAATCAATACTAACAATTTTGCCAAAGATCAAACTGTATATTTGGCTAATACTGGATCAAAATTTAGAATTGTTAACCTAAACTCGAACTCAGCATTATTACAATCTTTAGACAATGCTATACCAACAGTAGGTTCTGTTTTAACAAATGACGCATCACAAAGTTTTACAGTTTCTGGTTTAACTCTGCCAACAGTAGATAAATATTCTGGTGATATGCTTTTCATTGATAATAAGCAAGCATTTACGCCAACAGCAGACCAAACAGTAACTCTTAGAACTGTTATAAAATTCTAATAAATAATAGTAATTAACTAAAAGAGTAAAAGATGATCGATTTCAATACCGAACCATATAATGATGACTATAACGAGAACAGTAAATTCTACAGAATTCTGTTCCGCCCAAGTTTCGCTTTACAGGCTCGTGAACTCACGCAAATGCAGAGTATTCTGCAGAAACAGATCCAGCGCCATGGAGATAATATCTTCAAACAGGGTGCTATGGTTCTACCTGGACAAATATCAATTGATACGAATGCGCAATATGTTAAATTGCAGCCATTGTACAATGGTATTGCTGTAGAGACATTTTTAGATAGCCTTAACAATAAGGTTATTGTTGGTGCCAATTCAAACCTTAAAGCAGAAGTAATTAAGGTTCAGAGTGCTGAGCAAAATGAACCATCAACCATTTATATTCGTTATAAAGACTCTGGTAACAATGGAACTACAAAAGTATTTGCTGCTGGCGAGGTAATCTCAACAGAAGATAATTTATATTCTTTTCAGGCTGTAGCAGAAAACCCAACTGGTATTGGTTCTATCGTTTCTATCGAGCGTGGTGTTTATTATGTTAATGGATTCTTCGTTCTTGTAGAATCCCATTCTATAATTCTTGACAAATATAGCAACACGCCATCATATCGTGTTGGCTTGAATGTAGAAGAAAAAATTGTAACTCCTGAAGAAGATGCTACGTTGTTGGATAATGCTCAAAACAGCTACAACTATGCTGCTCCAGGATCGCATCGTTATTATATCGACTTAACTCTAAAGAAGATCTCTTTAGAGTCAGCTTCAGACGCAAGTTTTATTGAGTTACTAAGAGTTGAAGATGGTGTCAATAAAAAGATTACTACTAAGACAGAATACTCTGTTTTAGAACAAACATTGGCTCGTCGTACATATGACGAGTCTGGCGATTATACAGTAAGAAACTTTAACATCGATATTCGTGAGCACCGTAACAATGATCGTGGCGCATGGACACAAAACACTGCATTCTTAATCGGCGACATTGTAACTAACGCAGGTAAAACGTATGTAGCTAAGAATAGCGGAACATCAGTTACTACTGCGCCAGTGCATACTACAGGTATCGCATATGATGGTCCAGGTTCTACTGGTATTCAGTGGGAATATACATTAACCCCTCAATATAATCGTGGTATTTACAAAAACGGAGATGAGTCTAAACTTGCAATCGGTTTAGAACCAGGAAAAGCATATGTTCGTGGATATGAGATTGAAAAGATCGCCACAGAATATGTTTCTGTCAACAAGTCACGTGAATATGCCCAAGCAGATAATGCGTTTATTTCTGCTGAATTGGGAAGTTATGTAACAGTAACTAATCTATGTAAGATTCCTCCAATCATTTACAACTCTGTTGTAAACCTAAGAGATCAATTAACAACCACACGTGGTACTGAAGCAGGAACTATTATCGGTACTGCACGTGTTCGTGCAATTGAATGGGACAATGGTTCTATCGGTTCTAATACTGCAACATATAAGTTGTTTTTATATGATGTTAATTTGAACGCAGGTAAAGAGTTCTCTCGTAACGTTAAATCTATTGGGCTAAATTCTTGGGGATTCACTGCTGACATTAACCCAATAACTACTCCATTAATCGGTTCTGTAACTGCTGCTGGAACAACAGTGACAGGTAATGGTACTTCTTTCTTGACACAATTAGTTGTCGGTGATTACATTTATGTTAATGGTGCTTCTTATAGAGTTACAGCAGTCGCTTCTCAAACATCATTAACAATCTCAGCTTCTTTAACTGCGACAAATGCTGCATTTAGTTTAGTGAAGACAAATATATTAGCGACTAACTTAGAGAAAACTGTATTCTCTCTACCTTACAGTACAGTTCGTTCTTTAAGAAGTGCTTTAGCAACAAATGATACTGCGTATACAGTTTCAGCAGTATACACAGAAACTGTTGCGTCAGGTAACATTAATATTAATGCTGCTTCTGGAACATTTGCATCTGGCGCTGTTACTGGAAACTTTATTGTAACCAGAAATGATAATGGCGATGTTCTTCCAATCAATAGCGTAACTGTAACAGGAAGTTCTGCTGTTATTAACGTAGGAAATGCAAACGATGGAAAACAATGTACTATCGTTGCAACTGTAAATAAAACTGGTTCTAGTTCTACTGAGAAAACTAAAACTCACGTAACTGGTGCAACTGTATCATTTACTACTCAAGCAACTGCAACACCAACTATTTTATCTTTAGGTAAGGCAGATTGCTGGAAGATCAATAGTGTTAAGATGGATTCTGGATCCTTCTCTTCACCATCAGGTTCTTATACAATTGACATTTCAGATCGTTATGATTTTGATAATGGTCAACGAGCAACTCATTATGATCTTGGAAGAATTGTACTAAAAGATACATATGCTCCACCATCAGCACCTATTCAAGTAACCTTTGAATACTTTACACATTCTGTTGGTGACTATTGCAGTGTTAATTCATATCCTGCAACTATCTCTTACTCACAGATTCCATCAGATTTACGTGATGGTTTAGATTTCCGTCCAAGAATTGATGATGATGGTGTATCATTTAGTTCAATAACTCAATTACCAAGACGTGGTTCCAACATTACCACAGACTTCACTTATTATTTGGCAAGAAAAGAAAAGATTGCTGTTGATGTAAATGGCAATTTCTTTAATATCTCTGGTACATCTTCAATTAATCCAGGTGATGCTGAAGATTCATCAACAGGTATGGTTCTTTATAAGTTAACACTTGCTCCATATACATTTGATACAACAAACAATAATGTAATTATTGACTCTATCGACAATAAACGCTATACAATGCGTGACATCGGTAAATTAGAAAAGCGTATCGACAATCTAGAATATTACACTTCTTTATCTCTACTAGAACAACAAACTGAATCATTGAAGATTCAAGATTCTACTGGTATGGATAGAATGAAAAACGGATTTATTGTTGACAATTTTACTGGTCATGGAATTGGTGCAGCGGAATCTGTAGATTATCGTTGTTCAGTTGACATGAACAAAGGAGAGTTACGCCCATTCTTTACAATGAAAAACGTAAACCTTATTGAGAAAGCGTCTACCAACTCTGCTCGTGCTGCAGCAAAATATGCTCAATATGGGGATGTGATTACTCTACCAATTATCGAAGATGTTGAATTGGTTAAACAACAGTTCGCTTCTCGTTTGGAAAACATTAACCCATTCGCAGTATTCACATTTATCGGTGATGTTAAATTAAATCCTCAAACTGACGACTGGTTTGAAACTGATCGTCGCCCAGATATTATTAACAACGTAGAAGGTAATTTCTCAACTATCAATGCTCTTGCTGAAAAAGCTGGAGCTTTAGGCACAGTTTGGAATGCATGGCAAACTCAATGGACTGGACAACAAGTTAGTGGAACATTCGGTTTTGCTAACGCAAACTCTGGATCTGTTAATTTTGGTGGTGCGTTTGGAACAGTTAGTGCAAACTTTGGTAGTTCTGGTGGTGGCGCAAGACGCTGGGTTACTGCTGAACTTACAGCTACTCAGGTAGGACAAACAAGATCTGGAATCAAAACAGATATCGTTGCTAAGATTGACAAACAAGTTGTCGCAGATCGTGTGCTATCAACTGCTGTTATTCCATACATTCGTTCAAGAAATATTCTTGTTCAAGTTCGTGGTCTAAAACCATTGACTCGTTTCTATCCATATTTTGATGATGTTGACATCGCTTCATATTGCACACCAGCTTCTAAAATCACTTACACTATTACCAGCGGAACTTTTGATGCATCAACAAACGTAGGTGGTATTGCTGCTGAAGAAGCACGTCGTATCAATGGTGATTCGCAAGTTTGTTTAAATCGTGGTGACTACATTAGAGGTGTTACAAGCGATGCTACTGCTGTTGTAGTTGGAACAGAGTTAGACTATGACACTAACACCAAGTCATTATGGGTAGTTAACATTAAAGGAACATTCCAGACTAATGAACAAATTACTGGTTCTGTTTCTAACGCAGTTGGCGTTATTAACTCTATCACTTTAAATACAACTGGTGGAAGTATTAGAACTAATAAGAGTGGCGACGTAAACTTATTGTTCAAAATTCCAAATACAGACTCAATTCGTTTCCGCACTGGATCACGTGAGTTTAAACTTGTTGACAGCAATACTGCTAATGGAGAATTCACTTCCCGTGGTCGTGCGCAATATAGAGCAGAAGGTATTGTTGAAACTAAACAAGCAACTGTTAATGCAGTTCGTAATGCTGAGTTGGTCCAGAACGTTGTACAAGATAGTAGAACTATTATCGAAACATCATCCCGTGTCTTATCTGACACTGGTTGGTATGACCCACTTGCTCAAACATTCTTGATTGATAACAAGGGTGGTGCATTCTTAACTAAGGTAGACATATTCTTTGCAACAAAAGATACAGCTATCCCTGTTACATTGGAGATTCGTGAAGTTGTGAATGGATATCCAGGTAAGCGTGTTCTTCCATTCTCACGTGTAACTCTACGTCCAGAACAAGTTAATCTATCAACTAACATGGTTGATTTGGATGGCGTTGCAACTCCATCGTTCGATACACCAACATCATTCAGATTCCCATCTCCTGTATTCGTACAAGACGGATCTGAGTATTGTATCGTGTTAATTTCTGATTCTAACAAATATAAAGTTTGGATTTCTCAACTTGGTGATACTGTTCCAGGAACAAGTAGAACTATTTCTGAGCAACCATATCTTGGATCATTGTTTAAGTCACAGAACGCATCTACTTGGACAACCGATCAAACACAAGACTTGATGTTTACAATTTACAAAGCTAAGTTTGATACATCAGGTGTTGGAACTGTTCAGTTTGTAAATGATGTTCTTCCATATACAACTTTAGAAAACGATCCATTCCAAATGACTGCTGGCTCGAATATTATTCGTGTATGGCAGAACAATCATGGTCTAACAGATGGCGCTAAAGTAACTATCTCTGGTGTAGCTGGAACATTAAATGGAATCCCAGCTGCTGAGTTAAATGGTTCTTGGTTTGTAAGCAACATCGATCTAGATTCTTACACAATTACTACAGGAACTTCTGCAACTAAGACTGGTTATTTTGGTGGAGTAACTGTAAGAGCCACAGGACAGACGCAGTATGATGCTGTTATGCCAATCGCTCAAGTTCAGAACTTCTCAGAAACTTCAACAACATACTCAATGAAAACTACATCGGGTAGATCTGTTGATGGATCTGAAACTCCATATGTTCAAGACATTTCATTTGGCGATTGTTTGGTCAATGAAAATAATTATTTCTACAGCCCTCGTCTTGTTGCTTCTGAGATAAATGAAAACACATTTACTGGAGGTAATAAATCAGTAACTTTCGCTGTAAACTTATCTTCAACTAATGATTCTTTATCACCAGTTTTGGATACACAGCGTATAAGTTTAGTGGCTATTTCAAATAGAATTAACTCACCGACTCATACTAATGTTAATGTAACCCCAACTGATTACACTCAGTTATTCACTGGAGCTACTGGAGCGTTTAGTTTCTCTGGCTCTACATTAACTTCTACAGTCTCAACAATCAGAAGTTTAATGCAGACTATTGGAGTTGGACAGTATATTAAAGTAGAAGGTTCTACAACTACTGCAAATAGTGGACAGTTCTTGGTGACTGATGTAACAGACAACGGAACTAACTGCACTATTACAGTTTCTGGAGTAACCTTTACTTCTGAGAATGCTGTTTCTGGAACTGCAATTTCAACAGTCAATTTATTCACTGACGAGATCGCTCCAGTAGGTTCTTCCGCAGTTTCTAAGTATGTTTCCAAGGCTATTAAGCTGGCTCTTCCATCTACTTTCATGAAGATTAGATTTGCAGCTAATATACCTAATCAGTCTGATGTTGCTGTTTATTATAAGACTTCTTTAGGGTCTTCTGGTAATCTGGATAAGACTAAATATACTTTAGCGACTCCAGTTTCTACTCCTATTAAAGTTGAAAACGGGAACGAAACATTCTATGACATAGATTACTCTTTGGCTAATTTAAGTCAATTTGATTCTGTTCAGGTTAAACTGGTTATGAAATCCGTTAATACATCTGCTATTCCAAGAATTAAAGACCTAAGAATTATTGCGTGTGCCTAATATGGAACAAAATTACCTAAAGGTATCTGGTCACGAAAACCTAGTACGAGATATGTCTTCCAAGGCAGTCATAAATACTAGTATGGTCGAATATGAAGAATATATGGCACGTCGTAGAGCAAAAGAACAAGAACAAGAACTTATTGCAAAACAGACTGAAGAAATAAATAATCTAAAGTCAGATATATCTGAGATTAAGCAAATGCTACATGAATTGCTTATTAAAGATCGCTGAAAAATAAGGGAAAATAATGGCGACACTCGTTTTAAGACAAACAAAGGGACAACCCCTTACCAACTCAGAAGTTGATGGAAACTTTACCAACTTAAATGATGAGTTGGCAACTAAACTACCTTCTGCTACTTATACCCCAGCTGATATTTTAACAAAAATCAAGACTGTGGATGGAGCAGGATCTGGCTTGGATGCAGATGCTCTGGATGGAATGAACACAAGTTCAACCCTTCCAACAACTCTGGATAAAAGTTCTATCGTTTCTCGTGATACATCTGGTAATATTGGCGTAAATGCGCTAACAGTTGCAGGTGCTCTTACTGGAGCTGGAGCTACATTTAGTGGTCCAGTATCTGTAGGTTCTATCACTATCGCTGGTGG